CGACCAACTGTAGGTCGCGTTCGGCGTCGCGCCGGTGCCGGTGATGAGCTGGTACGCCTCCGTCGAGCCCACGCCGGTCGAGGTGTTCTGGTCGCCGGTCCCGAGCGCGGTCCAGCCGCCAGTCGCCGGATTGGAGACGCCGGCGTTCGTAAGCCCGGTGTCGGCCGCAATCGTGCAGCCGGTGAACGCGATGACGTTCGCGCCGCTCGTTGCCGGCGTCGCGCCCGAGCTCTGCGGGCTAGCCGATCCGGTGAACGAATTGTGCGCGACCTGGTCGAGCGAGTAGCTCGAGCCCCCGGTGACTTCCACGATGTTCGAGTACGAATAGAATTTCGTCGAGGTTCCGCTCGCGGGAACATACGAAACGGTATTTGTTCCGCTCCCTGGATTTGTGCATAGGAACAATGCCCAGCACACTGAGCTATTCGTGCCGCCCAGATTGACGATGAACGACGACGGGTTATCTACGGCCGTCCACGTGCCGCCGCCGGCGGTCGCGGTCGGAGTAGGGAGCGCGACGGTGGTGCTGGATCCCGTGTCGATGTAGGCGACCAGCAGGAACAGCACGTTGGCGGCCGACACGCCGGCGAGCGTGTTGCTCCCGTTGGCGGCCGTGCTGGTCGCCTCGTGCGACTGGGCGACGCTAGCGGTCACGAGGTCACGATAGAGGTAGAGCCCCAGCAGAGGTTCGACGGCGTGCCGCCGTTGCCTTCGCCGCCGAGGCCGGGATTACCGGAAGTGTACGGGCTCGTGTCGGTGAAAGACGCGATCAGCGACCCGTTTTGTTTGACCGTGATGATCGCGCTCGAACCGGAAGTGACGATGGCCGATTCGATGAGGTCGCCATCGGCGGCGGTGATCGCGTTGCCGCCCGAGAGCACGCTGAAGCTGCCCTGATTGCCGAGCCACTTGACGATGTCGATGTGGTTGCCTTGCAGGACAAAATCTATCTCGTAACTGAAAATCTGCGTCGACGTGATCGTCATGCGCAGGTGGTGCTCCACCTCGGCCGCGCCGAAGCCGCCCAGAATGCGCAGCGTCGAGGTGATCTTCTGGTTCAGGCACCAGTTGTTGCCGGCGAGCACGGCCACGGAGTCGTTGACCCCGGTTCCGCTTCCGGAAAAGCACAGGCCGCCTGACACCTGCAACGGCTGCGTCCAGATGGCGGACGCGGGATTGACGAAGTTGGCGTCGGTGCCAACTAGCGTCCCGGACCCCGAGAACGTCGGCGAGTACGCTCCGCAGATAAAGGCTTGGGTGTACCCGCGGTTAGAGGTCCCGAGCCAGGAGCCCACGTGTCACCTCAGTTCAGCAGAACGATACCGCCAAGCTTGAGGGTCATCGAGCCGGTGGCGACGGTCTGCGTGAAGTTGACGCCACACTGGAGCGAGGTGGTCGAGTCGACGGCGGTGGAGAGCGCGAGGCCGCTGACCGGCACGTTGAGCAGACCATTGCCGCCGACGCTCGGCAGTGGCGAGGCGATGACGGCCTCGGAGCTGAACGTGCCCTGCGACCAGAGCTGCGTCGCCGAGCCGGGCGCGGTCTCGACCATGAAGTCGATCTCGAGAGTCCACGGCACGTTTGTCTTGGCGACGACGTTGAGGTTCATGGCCCCCGTGTCGAACACGATGGTACCGCCGAGCGTGAAGTCGAAGCGTGCGGTTCCCGGCGTGGTGACCACGCACGAGATGATGCCGCGCGCGATGTAGCGGAACCACGTCCCCTCGACCAGATAGTCGGTCGGGAACGTGAACTTCGGGCCTGAAGGGATGCAGAGCGTGCGCGTGTTCGAGGTGATCGTCGGCCCCGCGCCGTGCGTCGTCATGAACCCTTGGGCCCATCCGTTGGTAGGCATGATGGCTCCTTAGGCCAGGTTGATGAGCGCGGTGCCGGCGGCGTTCGACGGCATGTTGATCGTCAGCGTGCCGGCCGTGACCGTGGTCGACCCGAAGTTGAAGCACAGGATCGCGCGGTTGCTCTGCGTCGAGTTGTACAGCAGGAACGTGTCGAACGCGGTCGACAGCGTGACGGTCGTGTACACGATGGCCGCCGAGGGCGTCCAGAACGCGGTCGTGCCCGACGTGGTCGGAGCGGTGGCATTTGTTACCGTCACGCCGCCGGCCACGTAGTTTGTTCCGGAGACTTCGCCCGTCGAGGTGTACGCCGTGGTCGAAGCGTTGATCGTGGCGGTCGTGAGGTACAGCGACGCCTTGAGTGTGTCGACCGCGGGGGATGTCAGGCTGCCGCGCGACACGATGGTCACGGCGCCTAGCTGGTGCGCGCCCAGCATGACTTCGGCCTTGAAGCTGGTGCAGATGGCCGTCGTGTTGCTCACGTAGGAACTCCTTCTTGCGCTTCCGTGACCAGCGGCCTCAGGGCCGACACTGTCACGTCACGCCGAACCAATTCCCCCTTATAGAACCACTCGGTCGCGATCTTCCGGTAGTTGTCACCCATCGAGACGAGATCCGTCACCTCGAGCTCGGTGTGCTCGATGAGCCCCGCCGTCGTAAACACGAGCATCAGACGCCCTCGCCGCCGGTGAAGTACAGGTTGCCGGTGCCCGCGACCGCCTGGATGTACGCCATAAACGTCGCGTTGTTCGGAATCGTGATGGCTCGATAGGCGTTCACCGGGATCGGGATGCCGTTCGCCGGGGTGCCGGGGATCGGAACAACCGCGGCGACGGCGGCCGACGTTCCGAACGCGATGAACACCGGGTTCGTTGAGTTGTTGAACACCAGTAGCGCCATCGGGGAGTTCCCCGAGATCAGCGCGATCGCGACGGCCTGGGACACCGCGGTCGGAGTCACCGCGGAGGTGTTCCCCTGCGGCTGGAATGCTTGCATCTGCATGGCGTTACTTCCTGAGCCGGCCGGCCAAGCCCGGCTCGTCGGGCGAGCCGCCGAGGTTGGCGCGCGCCAGCGGGCCGAGGGCTCGGGTGCGACCGCTGTGGTTGATGCACTGGTGAGGGTCCTGCTTGTCGGTCGTGCTGGACGCTTCAACGAATGCGTTCGGGCGCCTGTTCGGGATGATCGACGCCTGACGCTTGTGGTCGAACACGAACTGCGTCACGTTCTCGACCAGGCGAGACGGCGGATCGCGATACCTGACGGTCGCGGTCGGGCTCTGCTGGAATCGCTCTTTCTTGCCGTACGCCATTTTACTCTCCACGTCTGCGCTCGCCGTACAGGACGGGCAGGAATACCAACACTGCGAACCCGCCGGCTATGCAAGACGACAGGATTGTTTGAACGACCATCGCCCAGCACGTCAGCCCGAAAATCATCAAAAGACTTATCACGGACAGAACTCTTGCCGCAACAATCCGGGTGGCCGCCTGAATGATCCTCACCAACTCAAAGCCCTGATCCGTCTCCATCTTCGTTCTCCCCTGGCTCGTCAAAGCCCTTGCCCATTCCGCCTTGTTTACGCCGATGCTCGAGATCCTGGAACTTGATCCAGCGGTCGAGCAATTTCAGTTTGTCCTCGAAGGGAATCTTCGATCCCTCTTTCTTGCAGTCGCGCAGCATCCCCTCGATCATCTGCCGACCTTCCAGCAACGGGTCCGACTTGCTCACCTCGCGCCACCCGTGAGTTCCTGATAGCCGTAGAAGCCCGCCGCCGCCGCGCCGCCGCCGACCGCCGCGACGCCCATCTTTTTCGCGAACGCCTTGCGCGCCTCGCGCACCGCATGAAGGCTCTCGGCCTTGCCCGACCGCTCGGCCAGCACCATCGCGTACTTCAGGGCCTTGTCGTACGAGGCGGGGAACCGCTGGATCCACGGGTTCTGGCCGATCCACTCGAGCGCCTGAGCCGCGTTCTTGGTGCGCAACGAGTTCGCAACAAACTGCTCGCCCATGAGCTTCACGGTGTCGGGACCGAGCAGCGAGATGGCCTCGTCCACGTTCTCGGTGGACGAAAAAACCTTGCGCGCGATCTTGCCCTGGTACTCGCCGGGCGCGGCATCGGCGCCGAGGTACTCAACGTCCTGGCGGCCCGTGAGAACTTGTCCCAGCTTGGTGCCCCATTTGTTGATCTCCTTCGACGCTTCTTTGTAGGCCGCCCGAGGGTAGTTGTCCTTGCCGACCCACTTCTCCAGCGCGCCTTCGAGCCGATCACCGAGGGCCTTGAACCGCTGGCGCTCGACAGCGCTGAATCCGTTCGGGCCCGCGTCCGCCTGTGACGCGCGCAGCGAACGAAGTTCTTCGTCCACCACTTCCATCGTGACGGGCTTGCGCCGGTAATCCTCTTTGTCGACGCCGCTCAGGCGCTCGCGAAGCTTCGCGGCCATCTCGCGGAACCGGTCGCTGTACTTGGTGCCCTCGGTCGCGCCTCCGCCGGCTTCGATCTCCTGCAAGTCACCGATGAGATCGGCGCCTTCCTGGGTGAGCGTGAAGTGCGCGCCGCGCTTCTCGAGTTCCTCGGCGGTCGCCCGGTAGCGGTCCCACAGCGGATCGTTTTCTTCGGCGCGCTTCTTGAGCAGCCCCTTGAGCTTCTCAGACGCGACCTTCTTGACCTTCGTTTCCAGGTGCTGGTCGGCGGGCGTGCGGAAATCCTCGGACTTCGGCAGCCCGGCGGTTTCCGTCGCGCCCTCGTGGATCTTGATGGCTTCCGGCTTGATCTTCTCGAGCGACGCCGCGGCGCGGCTCTCCGCGGTCGTGCCCATCTCTTTCAGCGCGGTCGTGCCCATCTTGGCGAGCGACGCGGCGCCCCTTACGGCGGGGATGGCCTCGACCACCTGCTCGCCGAGCTCACCGATGCCGCGCCCGCTCGGATCGCGAAGCTTCCTCGAGACGCTGTCGACCGCGCCGGCGCCGGCCGACACGATGTCGCGGCCCGTCTGCGCGAGGGGCTGCGTGACCTCTTTCTTGACGCCCGAGGCGAGCGCGCCCACCGCCTGGCCGGTCGGCGTGTCGCGTGATTCGACCAGCCCCGTGGCTATCGACCCGACATCCGTCGCAAGCTGCCCGACGCCCTTGACGGCGCCCTTGATGGTCTCGCCGAGCTTGTCCTTGAACCCGACGACAGCGTTGTCGGCTTTCTCGAGCAGGCTGTAATCTTTGGGCTTGCCCGAGTCCGGGTGCTGCTTGAGGATTTGTTCCCTCACCTGGTCGTCGGTCGCGCCGACGGGGCCCTCGACGCGGTATTTGTTTCCGTCCGGCGCCTGCATCTCGTACGTAGCCATCAGTCGCTCACCACGGTTGCCTTGCCCCAGCCGCCGCTGGCCGGAGCCGGCGACTCGCCCTTTCTCTCGCTCGGCAGCGAGCTCGGCGGAATCTCGTAGTCGGGCTGATCGGGGACCTTGATGCCGTGAGACGAAAGCCGCTGGGCCCACAGGGCGATGTTCTGCTTCTGCTGCTGAAGCGAAGTGTCCAGAATCGCAGTGGCGTCGCGCGTGAGCTGGTCGACCTGGGCCGCGCCGAGGTTGAACACGCTGGTCGGCACGGTGTCGGCGATCATGGATTGCAACAGCATGTTGCTGCGCGACCCGGTGCCGCTGGTCTCCAGCGCCGCGAGAATCGGCTTCGCCGACTTCATGTAGCTCGAGAACTGCTGAACCTCGGTGTCGCCGGTCGACACGAGGTACTCGGCGAAGGTCTTGGGCGCCAGCGAGTTCGGGCCGTTCTCCGTGTCGTTCTTGTACTTCTCCAGTACGTGCGGCAGCAGCTTGAGCGCCCGGTCGGCGTCGCCCTTCGCGGCCTGGAGTCGCGGGAACGCGGCGGCGGCCTTCTGGTACTTGGTGATCTCGTCGTCGATGCGTTTCTCGTCGCCCTGATCGAGCTTCTCTTTCTGGAGGCGCAGCTTGCCGTCGAGCGCGGCCATCTGGACCATCGCCTTGGCCTGGGCGTTGTGGAAGCCGAGCACTTGCTTCATGTCGTCCGAGTACGCGCCGCCGAGCTCGCGTTCGGCCTGCGCGGCGAGTCCCTCGGCATTGGCCTTGCCCTTGCGCCAGTCCAACTGCGCGTTGTACAGGGCCATGCGGTTCTTCCAATCCTGCTGCGCGCGGCTCCAGTTCTCGCCCCAGTTGGTGTACGCCTGGTCGAACGCCTCTTTCTGGCCGTTCTGCGCGCCCATCATCATGCCCTTCATAGCGCCGAGCATGTTCATGCCGGACAGGCCGGCGACTTTGCCGCCGATGGCGGACATCATCATCAGCCACGGCAGGGCCTGCACGCCGAAGTCGCGCATCTCGGGCGCGGCCTCTTTCACGGGCGGCGAGAAGTTCGGCGGCGGCGAGGTGGAAATCTCGTGCAGCGCCTTGAGCTGATCGTCCACCAGCTCGTTTTGTTTGGCGCGCGCCTTGTCGCGCCCGGCTTTCGCCGCGAGGTACTCGGGATCCTGACGGGCCTTGGCCTCGTCGCCCTCGTAGCGGGCCAGGATCTTGTCGTAATCAGACTCCCCCGCCGCCGGAGCGGTGGGTGGCGCGGAGACGGGGCCGGCACTCGCCGGATCCGGCTGCGGGGAAGAAGTGTCGCCCATCGGAATGGGCGTCGGGGCGAGCGGGTTGGGAGCGCTCGAGCCGGAAAGCTGCGACCAGAAGTTGTCGTCCATTTGTTATAGCCAGCCGAGCGCGTCGCTCGATCCTGTGTCTGCCGCCGCCGAGCCCCAGTTGCTGGGGTCGTTGAAGTCGGTGGGGTCGTTCACGTACGTGCTGCCGGAGTCCGTCCAGCCGCCCGTGTAGTTCGAGCTGCCGCCGAGCTCAGCGCCGTTGGTGATCGAGCTGCCGCCGCCGCCGAACAAACTCTTGAGCCCGGACCCGGCCTGGCTGAGCAGGCTCTGGGCACCGGTGGTTTTCTTGCCGGCGTTGTCGCGCGCGTAGCCCATCCCGATGAGCCCCATCATCTCCATCAGGGAGTTGGTGAGCTGGGTGTTGCCCTGGATCTGCAACTGGATCGCGTCCTGGATCGGGCCATAGCCGGCGGTCGCCAGCGAGATCGCGTTCGAGAACGACTGCTGAATGGCGGTGACGCCGGTCTGCCACCCGGCCTGGATGTCCTTGTAACCCATGTTCTGGGTGTCCTCGCCGAGCGTGTACGCATTCTCTCCCGTGGACAAATTCTGCTGCATCAGATTGCCCTTGGCCATGTCGTACTGCTGGTCGATCTGCGCCTTGACCTGCGCCAGCGTGGACGAATCGGCCTGGGCACCGAGCGACTGGACGGCCTGCTGATACGCCGCCGCCTTTTGTTGGTCGAGCTCCGCCTGCTGCCACTGCGGGAGCGTCCCGGACTGGAACTGCTGGAACGCCGTGTTCGCAATGTTGAGCAGCGGACCGGCCTGGCCGACCAGCGTATTGCCCTGACTGAGCTGCGAATTCTGGAGGTTCTGGGTCTGCGGGTTCAGGAACCCGGTCTGCGCCGCGGTGAGCTCCCCCATGCCGGCGTTGACGAGCGGCTGGCCGACCGCATTGAGCTGACCGGCCATCGCGTTGTTCTGGTTCTTCTGCTGGTTGGCGCCCCACATCGCCGCGCCGAGCTCTGTCAGCGGGACGCCGATTCCGCCCGATCCGAACAACGAGTTGAGCAGGCTCGGGTCCGCCGGATTGGCGCTCGAGGGGTCGCCGGGCGTGACGGTGGTCGGCCCGCCGTTGACCGACGCGCCGCCCGGGCCGGTTGCTCCCACGGGAGCCGGCGAGCCGCCCTGAGCGGTCCACGGGTTCTGTGAAACCTGAGCCTGAGGCATGGTCGATCCCTGTGGGGCCAAAGCCCCGGCTGTGAGCGTACCGGCGACGCTACCTGCGACGCCAGATCCTGTTAAGTCGCCGACACCCCCGCCCACGCCGCCGCTGACGGCCCCCAGCAGGGGGTTCCCGCCCCTGATGGCCGACGTACCGGCCCCCTGGACAGCCCCGCCAATGGCGTCTCCGGCGAGCTTGGGAGCCCCCTGGTCCTGGAGGTAATTCGAGATCACGTTCTTGGGCAGGTACCGCGACAGGCCCTGGCTGGGCACGTTCGCGTGCGGCATTTGTTGAGGCGCAATGCTCGGGTTGTCGAGCGCGCTCGAGCTCGGGAGCGCCGCCGCGGACCCGGCGATGCTGGCCGCGCCCAGCGCGTCGCCCGCCGTCAGCCCGCCGCCGCCGGCCCCGGCCGTGACCGTCACGTCGCCTAGCGTGCCGGCCACGTCGGTCGACAGCGAACCGCCGAGGGTGCCGCCGGCCACGTTCTCGGCGGTCAGGGACCCTGTGCCGTACGACAGGCTGGCGTCAGTGACCGGCGCCACACCGCCGGCCGTTTCGCCCGCCGCGCCGGCGGCGCCCGCGGCGCCCGCGTAGCCGATGGCCGCCGCGCCGCCGATGACCCCGAGCGCCGCGACGGCGGGCAGGGCGTTGTCCCAGGTCGAATTTCCCTGAACTTCCCCGAAGATGCTCGACAAGTCCGGCACGTTGGCCGCGAGTCCGGACACCCCGTTGATGGCGCCCTTGCCGCCGCCCGAGCTCTGCTTGAAGTCGCCGTTGCCGGCGAGCTGCTGCGAGAGCGTCTTTTGGGGCGTCAGGCCGAACTGGTTCTCCGCCGTCAGCATGTTGCTCGACTCGGAGATCGCGTTCTGGGTCCGCTGCGACAGGTTGTCGTTCTGGGACCAGACCTCGGTGCCGATGCCCGCGTCGCCGTGCGCGGTCGTGTCTTTCTGGCCGGTCAGCTTCGACTCGTACGGCGCGAACGCCTGGATGAACGCGCCGTACTTCGCCTGCGGGATACCGTTAGGACCGGCCAGCTTCGCGAGCGAGGTCGGATCCGTGAGCAGCGACATCTGGCCGCTCGAGTCGGCCAGCCGGAACGCGCCCGCGTAGTCGCCCGCCTGGATGAGCTGCGACAGTTGCGCGGAGATGTCCGCGCCGCCCGTCGATTGCCCGGGGGTCAGCGACGGATTCAGAAATCCTGAGTCCCAACTGTTCACGAGATCCCAAGCGCGTTGTCGATGTTCTGGTGAATCTGGTTGTGAGCCTGGTGCCACAAATAGAATTTGTCAGCCGATTCCCACTCGTACTCGAGCAAAGTCGCCGATACCGTCGTGTCCGGCTGGCAGAACTTGACCAGCGCCAGGTGGGCGAGCATGTGGCGTCCGAAGAAGTCGTGGTTCAGCGGCGCGTCGAGCAGCGGCGCGCCGAGCGGGATTCCGTAGAGCATGGCGATGCTCTCGCGCTCGATGCGGTGGCGCTGGGCGTGCGCGGACATCCAGTCCTGGAGCCCGGACGTGTCGCCGTAGTCTAGATCTCCGAACGGCGTGACAATCATCGGCAGACCGTATCCGGGTAGCGGGCGCCCGTCAGCGACACGTACTCCTGCTGCAACTGCTCGATGTAGTTGGACAAGGCGTTGTACACGGCCGGGTCGGTGGTCCGGCAACGCAGTGCCATCTCATCGCGCAGCTCGCGCGACAAACTGATGCGCGCGGAGATCCTGACGTTTGTTTCGAGCGTCACCTGCTGCTGCTTGAGGTCGCTCACGTCGGCGGCGAGCGCGAACTTCGACGGCAGGCCGATGATCGCTCCAGCTCCCAGTATCCACGCGAATAAAGATGACACCACGACCACCCACATGACCCGGATGATTAACCCCTGCTGTTCGGTGGACAAATTCATCCCTAGAGCAAGCAGTCCAAAAGCCCCCTCAGGCTTTTCTTCCATTTGTTACCCAGCCTCGAACATCTTGATCCAGCGCACGGTGATCGTGTCTCCGCTGTTGGCAAGCTGCCCGATGACGAGGGCCGTCAGCGCCTGGATACCCACCGCCATTGCGGTCTGGCTGGTGCCGATTCGCGTGCCCGCCGCGCCGCCGTTGTCCACCTCCAGGAATCCGTCGTGGCCCTGCGCCGCGCTCGAGAGGGCGGTGACCTCATCTTCCCAGATGAAGTCGCCGTTCCAGCCGGCCGCGGTGGTGAACGTCGCCATCGTGGTCGGCGAAGGGCTCGATCCGCTCGCGCCCTGCAACTGCACGGAGATCGTCTTGGCCCCGGCCGACCCGGCGATGTTGCCGCCAATGCGGATCTTCCACTTCTTGCCGGTGTACGTCAGCGAGTTGGCCGGGATCGCGTTCGTGATCGTGGCGATGGTGACGGGCGAGGTCGTGCCGTTCACGTTCGCGAACCCCGAGCCCAGGTATCCGGGCATCAGGTACGAGGTGTAATTGATCTGGCGAACCGTCTCGTCGGAGAACGACGCCGTCTGCACGTCGATGCCGTTGTTGGCGAGCGTGCAGGTCGGGTCGCGATTCCAGCTCGAGCCCTCGCGCTGGCGGACGCCGACGCCGGTGTTGTTGACGAGAAGCGCCAGGCTCGACTGCACGTGCGAGTTCTGGATGATGTCGAAGCCGACCGCGCAGTTGTTCGCCGTCGTGTAGTCGGCGTGGCCGTTGGCATCTTCTTCGGCCAGGAAGCCGAGCTGCGAGGCGTCGGCGAAGTACGGGCCGTAGGTCTGCGCGCCGATGTTGTACACGATGTTTCCGGCCACCGTCTGCGCACCGGTCGCGGCTGCGGCGAACGAAACCGACGTGGTGCTCGAGGCCGTGACCTTCCAGAAGCCGTTGTACCCGCTCGGGGTCATGCCCTTGACGTGGACCCACGAGCCGACGATGGGCGCGCTCGGCTGCGCCGGGAAGGTGATCGTGGCCGTGACGCCGGTGCCGCTCGCGGTGCTGGTGGCCGGGATCCAGCCGTGCTGGTTGCTGGCGCCGTACCCGAGCGTGTGGACCGACGAGCCGATGGACGTGCAGGACGCGACGCCGCCGAGAACGATGACGCCCTGTCCGACCAGGATTCGGCCGTTGAGCATCTTGATTGCGTTGTCGCAGTTGACGAACTGGACGTTGTACAGGAAGAAGTAGCTGAACTCCTGCGCGACGACACCGAAGGCGTTCGTCAGGTTGACGTAGTTCTGGATGGTCACGTTCTGCACGGCGAACGTGTTGTTGCCGTTGCCGGTGATGCAGAACGACAGCACGCTTCCGCCGTCGAAGATCGTCGTCTGGCTCAGCGGCAGGGCCGTCGTTCCGAGGGCGCCCGCGGCGGTGCCGGCGCCGTTGATCTCGAGGAACGTGTCCGACTGGAAGCCGGGATTCAGAGTGATCTGGCAAGCGGCGTAGGTTCCGGCGGCGCACTGCATCTGCCAGCGCCCGTGAACCGGCGTCGGGTAGAGCTGCCACGCATTGGCCGCCGCGCCCGGCGTCAGGAACGCCTGCCCGGTGCCGAGCCCGTCGTTCGAGTCGTTGCCCGAGGTCGAGACGAACAACTGGTTCGTGTCGGTGGTCTTGGGCGAGATCGCGAAGCTGTTCGCGCCGCGCTTGACGTAGCCCGGGCCCCACTTCAAGGCAGCATGGAACCCCGGGATGCTGGCCGTAGTCAGCGCGGTGCCGGGCGGAAAGTACGGAGGAACCGTCCCCGCAGCGGCGATGGCGAGGGTGATCGCCGCCGTGTCGTCGGTGACGCCGTCGACTTTCGCGCCGTACAGCCGGATGTCTCCCGGGATGAGCGACGTGGACGGAACCTGGAGCTGGAAATTCGTGCCGTCGAACACGAACAAATACGCCCCGCCCGCGGTGATTTGTCCGGCCACCAGGGCGGCGCCCTGATTGGTCACGACGTTGCGGGTTCCGAGCCCGTTCACGTTCAGGGTCGTGGCGCCGGTGTTGCTGTTCGAGACCTTGACGTAGAGGACCAGACCCGCGGTGTAGGAGACGGTCTGCGGCGAGGTCACGGTCACGGCGAGCGAGTTCGCCGCGCCCGCGTCGGTGTAGTAATTCCCGAACGTCAGCAGCGAATTGATCGCTGCCGCCAACTGGTTGAAGTTGGTGTCGAGCTGACTCAGCGGGATCGGGCCCGCCTGGTTCTGGAATACGTTAGACGGAACTACTGAACCGGCCATGCTTCACCTACCACCGCTTGCGCAGTGTGTAATCCATCATGAGGGAGTTGATCTCGAACTGGACGCCGACCGAAGTGGTGGCCAGCGAGAGGCCCACGTACTTCGAGAATCCGCCGCCGCCGTCGCCCACGTACAGCAGGTAGTTCGGGTTGAACCACGCGACGACGGCGAGCGCGTTGTTGATCCACTGAACGAACTGGTTCGCGTTGTTGATCCAGGTGAGTCCGTTGGCGAGCCCGGTCACGGCGAACTGGGTTGATCCGGCCGTCGTGTCGACCGTCGCCTGGAACTCCGGCAGGCTCGTGGTCGGGGTCATCTCGAACCCCGCCCTGAACACCTCCTTGTCGGAGACGGAATCCTCCATAGGCCACAGCGGGCCCTTGAGCGAAGCGCCCGGAGTTCCGACCGTGATGTCGAACATATTGACCAGCTTGTTCGTGCTCGTAAGTCCGAACATGACCGGGATCGAGCCGTTCATCGCGCCAGAAATGAAGCTCAGCGTGATGCCGGAGTTCTGCTGGTAGTTCGCGAACCACCACTTCTGATCGAAGTACATCGCCACGATTTGACGCGATCCGAACACCGGATCGTTGGCCTGCTGGATCAGGAACGCCGCGTTCTGGATGTTCTTGACCTTGGTCATGCCGCCGGAGATCTTCGAGGCGGTGTTCAAGAACTGCATCGTGCCGTCGATGTCCTCGGACACGCGCTCCGCGGTCACTCCGGACAGGCGCCACAGGCCATAGGTGTTCGCGAACATCAGGTCGCGGTTGATGACGAACACCGACCCGGGCTGGTCGGAGCCGATGTTCGCCTGGATGTTCAGGATCGAGAACACCGGCGCCGGCGGCGTCGCGCCGTTCGGGATATACACGTCGGAGACCACGAAGATCCCCGACTTGAACAACAAATACAGGTAGCCGCTCGCGCTAAAGATCCGGGTAGCTTCGCCTCGAGCCTGCGGATCCGTGATGTTCTGGGCCAGCGCCCCGTTGACCAGCGTGAAGTCGGTCGTGGAGTTGTTCACCGAGATGTAAAGCGTGCGCGCGGAATAGAGCCACACGCGCCCAGAGAACACCGCGATGTCGACCTGGCTCGACCAGGTCGGGATGATCCCGCTGGTAATGCCGGCCGTGAAGGTCGTTCCGTCCCAAGAGCAGTACCCCTGTGTCGGGTCGATGAACAAAACGAGCTGGTTCTTCCACTGGTCCATCCGCGTCGCGTTGCCGGTCATCAAATGACCCGCGTTGATCTGCGCGGACGTGCCGGTCGCGATGTTGTACTGGAAGATCTTCCCGTTCGTCGTGAAAACGTACAGGTAGTCGGTCGAGTTGATGTTCGCGTACTGGGCCCAGTACGGAATGTCGGCTCCGTAGTCGAACGCCGTCGAGTACCCCGGGACCGAATGCAGATTGGAGGATCCAATCGGCATCAGGTTCGTCAGGTCATAGAACGTGTCCTGCGGGATCGCGACCCTCGAGGACTTGGTATTCACGCCCTTGAACTCGCGGAACACCTTCGTCCGGATGGTGTTCTCTCCCTTCTCCTGGAACTCTTTCGCTTGTGCCGGCATGGGTCACTTCGCGTACGGGTCCGGGATGACCCGACCCATGAATGCCGACGCCTCGATCAGGCTCTGGCGCTTGTACATCTTCTCGAACATCTGCGCCTCCGCGATGGCCTGCTCGCGGAACTTCGCGACGTACGCCGCGTAGTATTTGATGGGCGTCACGAACGGCTCCGGGATCGCCTCCGGCGTCGAGTCCGATACGAGCGGCGGCGGGATGAGCGCCAGGTCCCAGTCGCTGACGTAGCTCTGGTCGGGCTGCGGGCCGATGTAGACCGAGAGAGCGCCGAGGCGGCTGAACAGAACCGGGCGCGACTGCATGTTGGTCCAGTACCGCATCATCGCGTCGAAGCGGGTCCACGGCGCGTAGCCGAGCTTGATCCGGGTCTGCCCCCAGATGACGGTCACGCCCATCACGTCGATGATGGTGTAGCCCGTGTAGTTCGTCGTGAAACCAGCGGCGGACTGGAGATCCGACAGCAGGTACTGCTCGTCGCCCTGGGTCATCGTGACGAGCCCGGGGATGTACGTGCGGAGGCAGCGCGTATCCTTGCAGATACGGTTGCGCGCCTCGTTGATGTAGTCGGTCAGCTCTGAATCAGACCAATACTGCCCGGAGGGGTCGTGCAGGAGCCTGCGGACCTGAGTGATGTAAGCCGTGAGTGCCACTCATCCTCCGCATCAAAAAGCCTCCCGAGCTCCCTTGCCCGAAGCTTCAGCCGGGGAGGGCTCGTCGCCCTCCCCGTCATCCGCACCGGCATCGGCCAGGGGGGTTGGGCTGCCAGTCTTGGTGGCCTTCGCAATCTTCTTGCGAGGGCCGATGTCCACTGCCGGCGACGGTACGTCGCCGAACTCGATGTCGTTCATCCACTCGTTCGCCATCTCGACCGTCATGTGGTTCAGCAACCCCAGACGGTGGAACGCATTCGTCTTGTCCTTCTGCCCGAATCCGAAGATGTGGGCCGCAGCGAGCTGATGGATGTCGGTCGGCTCGTTGGTTGAGAACAAATAGTCGCGACCGTCGTACCGGGACTTGATCGCGGCCCCGGTGCGGTTCGTGACCCTGACGTACTCGGACAGGTCGAGCGCGCTCATGAACTACCCCCCTTCGACTCAGTTCAGGATCGAGATGCGGCTGGTCGCCGTGGTGCCCGAGCCCGCGATGAAGTCCTGCGGGCCGAACCGGAGCTGCCCGGAGGTCGACGGACCCAGCAGCGTGCGGTTCACCGGCGCGACCGATGGCGTGACGCCGGTGCTCGCGTCGAGCGGGATCAGCGTGTTGTCCGGGTTGTAGAACGCCGAGCAGTTGGCGCCGAACGTGCAGTTCACGAGCTGCGAGCTCCCGAACAGCGGGTACGGGTTCGCCGAAGGCAGCAGCGACTGCGCCGACAACAGCGACGACTGGAACACCGGGAAGAAGATCGGCCAGAAGGTCGTGGCCGTGATCGTCGCCGCGGTGACGGTCGTGTAGATCTGGAACGTGGTCGCGCTCGGGATCGCCAGGATGCGGAAGATGTTGCCGAGCAGGATGCCCGTCCCGCCCGTCACCGTCGCCGCCGTCTGGAACTGCACGAAGTAGTTCGGCAGCGTGTTCGCCGCGGGCGTGAACGTCAGGCCGTGCGCCGCGTTCGTCGTGATGGTGGCGATGTTGTTGGCCGCCGCGAACGTCGCGCCCGCACCCGCCGGAATCACGAACTGGGCCGTGGACTGTTCCGGGAAATACTCGAGTCCCGGTACAGAGATTTTCAGATCAGCCATTGCGAATGCTCCCTAGATCAGATCGTGACGGGCAGGATGTTGGTGATCTTCACCGCCGTCTTGGGCTTCGTCAGCACCAGCTCGGCGATGGTCAGCACCGCGCCGATGTAGCCGAGCTGATAGTTGCTCAGCAGCGACTCGAAGCCAGTGAATGCGAACGCGGCCTGCTCGTGAACGTACAGGTTCACGTAGTTCGTGTTCAGCAGGTACATCGTGCCTTCCGGGCAGTACGGATCGGCGTAGACCGGCACACCGGCCACGTCGAGCGCGCGGAACGCGGAGCGCGGGCGGTCGGCGTCGCTGTCGAAGCCCTTGCCCGGCTGGATCTGGAGCGACTCGATGCCCACGAAGTCGTTCGCGAGGCCGAGCCAGGTGCCGATTCCGCAGACACCGAACGTCGGCATCTCGGAGCCGTACTTCTGGCAGCCCGCGATGTACTGGAGGGCGAGCTTGCGGGTCAGGTTGACGCCGCCGGCGTTGTACAGCTTCGACTGCCACCAGGGGTAGGCGGTGCGGTTGATGTTGCCGTACGTCACGAGGTTCGTGCCGTCGTCCACCGCGCCGTTCAGTCCGACCAACTGCTGGTTGTTAGAGACGTTGTTGTACAGCGCGTTCGAGAACGCATCCACCATCGAGTTCGTCGCATCGTTCATGCGCGCTTCGATCAGCGGGATGATCGCGTGGTCCATCTGGACCGCGCCTTCCATTCCGAGGAACGGGATCGGCGTGACGATGGCCTTCAGGTTGAACTCACCCAGGAACGCGCCCTGCTGGGCCTGCGGCTGGTTGAACGAACCGGAGTAGTCCGTCCACTGCGAGTTCACGAACGGCTGGCCCTGGACCGGGACCGAGACGCTCGAGACGCCGCCGGAAGCGGTCTGCGCGTTCGCGAGCAGCGCGGCGATCAGCGGGCTCGCCTGGTAGATCTGCACGACCATCTTGGGGATGAACGCGCGCCGCGTGACGTACGTGAGTTCGTTCGCGATGGGGCCGGCGGCCGGGATGATTCCTGCGCCAAAAACGGGCATGACTAGCTCCTGTTACTTACGTTCATGCCGCACTGCCCCCGCAGCACATGAAAATTACCCAGCTCTGCGTTTCGAGATCAGTTCGTTGACGGCCTCGAAGGCGGTCGTCTTGGCGAATTTGTTGCGATCCGCCCAGAGGTCCTTCGTGTCCGGCATCTGCATCGGCGTCATCGTGTGCGGCGTCGAAGGCGCGAGTTTGTTCTGCGCCGTCAGGTACTTGATCGCCGTGTCGTAGTTGCCGATGTTCTCATCGACCATCGCCTTCTCGACCTTGTCCGGATCGAGGCCGGCTTCGCGAATCTTCGCGTGGGCCTCGGAGCGGCGAGTCGCCTGGATACCGTCGAGACGCTCCTTGCGCTCGGCCGCCAGCTTTTCCTCGAACTCGATCTTCTGCTTGTTCAAGGCTTCCTCGAGGTCCAAGTCCGGCGCGTTCATCGTCGGGTTCTTGGCCTTGGCCGCGCGCCGCAGCGTCTTTTCGACATCAGGGTTTCCCTTGACGAACGAATAGAGGTCGGCGGCGGCCTTCTGCTGTTCCGGAGTCATTTCTTCGAGCGATGGCATCGTGTTCTCCCCTGGCCGTCAGTCGATCAGTAGCCGCGCGGGTTCTTGCCGACCGGCACCTTCGAGATGGTCGAGCCCGGCGGACGGACCTTGAAGTCGTTTTCCATCAGGCCGCGCGTCGAGCCGCTCTTGAGCCCGCCGAACTGCATGTACCGCGGCGGATTGCGGATCTTGTCGGAAGTGCTTCCGTTGTCCTGCGGGTCGCGAATGGCGAGCGAACCGGACGGGTCAAAAATACGATCACCAGGCATGGCTGCATCCTCACATTGGAGTCGGCATTGGAGACGGGCCGGCCGGCGCCGGGAGACCCGGCGGCGGTTTGCCGGGGCCGGCGAGCCCCGAGACTGCCTGCATGATTTCTGCGGGCATGAGTTCTTTGTCCTGACCCTCGGTCTCGCCGAACGCCTTCGTCAGCGCGGCGATGGCCTTCATGATCGCCTTGCCGTGTTCCTCGGTGGGCGCGAAGGTCTGGAGCGACTGGGTCAGCTTTTTGATGCACACCTGAACGTCGGCGCGCGCGCCGGCCAGGTTCCCCTCTTTCGGAGCGGGAGTCATCATCCCCGCGCCGCCAGGACCGGGCGCTTTCGGAGGACCACCACCGCCACCCGGTTGCGGACCTTTCTGTCCGCCGAGGGCTTGCATGATCTGTGGGGGAACACTCATGGCGGCGAGTTCTACCGCCCGCCGAATTTCAAAGTCAACAATTCACAAACGAAAAAGCCGCCGGGCTTCCGCTCGGCGGCCGGTTCTACGGTGGTCCGGAGCGTGGTTAGACGCTTCGACCGGCCGCAGGTCACTTCCGCTTGTGACGACGCTTGCCGCGCTTGGCCATGCTGCTCTCCTGGTTGATCGAGCAACCCCCTAACGAATTCTCAGCGACGCATCTTCCGCTTGCCGCTGCGCTTACCTCTCGACACGGATCACCCCCTTATGGGTGTCACTTTGCCACCGGGATGTGCTTTGGCCTGACCGGCGGCAATCGCTGCGTTCTGCTGCTGCTGCTGCTCGGCCTCTTTGGCCTCCATCGCTTCCAGCCTGAGTTTTAGCAACTCCTTCATCGGCAAGTCAAGGAAATCAATGAGCGTGCGTCGGTCGATGACCTTGAGCTTCAGCAGGTCGAATCCGAGCGCGCGCTGATCCTCCTGGAAGATCGGGCTGTTCGAGTGCGCGTCCACCTTCACGGTGTACTTGTCGGTGAACTGGTCGGCCACGAACACGACGCCCTTGTCGTCGCGCAGCTTCGACTTGTCGTACGCCTGCTTGAGCTGCATGAACAGCGTCGCGAGTTTCTCGAGCTGATCTTCGATGACGAGCGCGCGCTTCTTGGCGCGGCTCGAGCCAAGTCGCGCGAGGTTGGCCGCGTGGCCCTGCGAGCGAACGCCCTGCTCGCCCTTGCCCTGGATGACGTTGGTGATGCCGGACATTTCCTCGAACTGCGCGTCGATCTCGCGGACCTCTTTGTAGAGATCCTCGGGGATGTTCGGCGCGAGGTTGTCGAGCTTGGCTCCCGGCATGTCCGCGGCGATGACGCCCGAGGGAGAGTCGAGCGTGTCGGCGATCTCGGAGATGTCGCCCTGGAATCCGGATCCGAACTTGGGTGGGCGGGCCTGCAAATTAAGCATGTGCCGGATTTGTTCGATTCGTTCGTTGCGCATCCGCTGAAGCGGAATGAGCTTGTCGACTTCCGAGTATCCCCAGAAGTAATCGAAGCTCGGGTTCGGGCAAATCTGGATGAACGGGCTCTCGTCCTTGATGAACAGGTCCTCGATGGGACGGTCGAAGATCCAGATTCCCGGGTTGGCGATGGTCACTACCCGGAAGTCTGCGATCTCGTCGTCGAACACGTAGAGCTCGAACATCTGGATGACATCTTCGGAGACCTGCGGCTTGTAGCGCATCGGGCTCGTCAGGTCGAAGTTGACGTTGCCGACGACGTTAGGGCTCGAGGCGCTCGTGACGATCCGGTCGACACCGGCGGCGCTGTCGGACGGTGCCGGCTTCGGCGTGCCGATGACGTTCTCGAGGATCGCCGCCATGCGCGGATGCGGGATCAGCGACAGGTCGTACTCGAGCTGCGACTTGGTGATGTAGTAGCTTTGGACGAACGCCTCCTGGGACCAGAGGCCGTGAATGTCCTCGCGCAGCACCCCGATGTCGTGCGGCTCGACCACGTACGGCTCGATGCGCCCGCGGTTGACGCGCAGCTTGATGAACGTGCAGCCGTAGACGTGCGCCCACAGCAGCGCCATCCCGAACACCATGTCGGTGTTGGACAAATGCCAGTCGTCGTTCAGTGACTGCATCAGCGCGTGAAGCTGCGTCTTGTGCAGGTCGCTCGCGCTCGGCGACAGGTCAATCGAAAACCGCGTCGTCTCGCTCGAGTACATCAGCGCGTTCAACTGCTCGAGGTGCGGGTAGATCTTGTTGATGATGTTGTCGGTGGCGGTCGGTCCGTCGCCAAACAGGAAGAACGAGCGCCACAGCTCGTAGAGCTTCTTGCGCCCGTCCCGACTCGAGTTGCACTTCGCAACCAGGTCGAGATAGAAGTTCATTCGCGCGTCACGGTCGGCGGGGATCTTCATACGGCTCGCTCAGCGGTGGCGCCCACGATGCGCGTGGGCACGTTTTTGGGAGGGGCGACGCGCTCCAGGGCGTTGTCAGGCTGGGCGCCGAACGAGCTCGAGATGTTCACGGGCGCGGCCTGGTCCTTTCGCTGGGAAAACCCGGGCTTCAGGTGCCCCGGCACGTCAACCCACTCGGGTTGCATCATTTTTCCTTCGCGCAGGTTCTGCATGACCGATTTGTTGTCGTCTTTCCCGACTTTTATATCGGACAAACCGAAATCGTGAGCCAGTTCACGCTGCAAGTGATCCAGCGTGCCCGTAATCGTCGCCCGACCGGCCGGCGCGGTGCGAATCTCGCGCGTCACGAACCGCTTGGGGCACCCGCGCGGGCATTTCGGCATCTCGGATTGTTCGACCATCTCTTCGAACGCCCCGTGGGCCGCGCAACTGAACTCTTTGAGGACGGCCATGTGGTGTTTCCTAGCATTTCTGGAATGGCGACAGCAACCGGGCGCGCCCTTCGGGGTCGTGTCGTGGCGCCAGGGAGGCGTCGGTACGCCGAAGCGAGATCTTGAGGCCCTTGGTCGTTATGCCGATGGTCCCGCGGTAGAACGGCGGGCACGGCAGCGGCTGCGGCGAGGCGGCGGGCCTGACCTCGTAGGCCGTCACGCGGCCGAGCCTGTTGCGCTTGATGACGCGCGGCTCGAACTCGCCGGCCAGCACGCGCTGAAGCGACTTCGTGAGCTGGCAGCGCACGCTGAACCGGTACCTGGTCAGGTCGCCGCGGTTGAACGACCTCCTGAAGTCGTGCCAGTACGCCCTGTCAATCCGCATCGCCGTGAGCAACATCGCCGGGGATCCGCAGTACGGGCTCGATTCGTTCGTCGTGAGCCACAAATAGGCGTGCTGCAAATGCCTGTCGTTCCAGGCGTTCTCGTCATCGTCGCCGGGCTTCGTGCTCTGGGTCATGTACGCGACACCCTCCTGGGTTTGCCGGTGCGAACCGTGGACTGTCCCGCCTCAGATTTGTTGTACAGAATTCCCAATTCCTGCATGTACTTGCGCACCATTCGCTGGCCGACCACGGCGGGCGTGTTCTCGATGGAGTTCTCGAGCGCAAGCTGCTTCTCGTTCTTGTAGATGAGCCCCTGGCCCATCAGGCGCGGGCGCACCTGGTCGTTCCACGCAAGAATGGCAAGGCACGCCGCGATGACGCGGTCGTCTTTCTTGTGATCGGGAGCGGCGGGCGCCGAGCCCGCCTCGCGGGCGATGATCGCCATTTCCGCGACGAGCTCGCGCGAGACCGGAACACACATCTTGCGCTCCACGTAGTCGCGGTAGGTGTTCATCATCCGCTCTTTCATCTGGAAGTTGGTCTGCGTGTGCAGGGCTCCCGGCGTGCCATAGATCGAGTCGTACTTGCGGTACAGGAAGTCGCGCATCGAGCCGAGCACGTCCTTGAGTACCGGGCGCGCCTGCGCCATGCCGAACACGCGCTCCTTGCGCATGTTCTGGATCTCGTTCAACACCGCGGCGCCGGGGCCGTTGACCTCGAGGTTGAACGTGCAGGGGCCGTACGCGCCGCACAGGTACACGATGGCCCACGCGAACTGGCTGGTCGTGATCGAATAGTCGATGTACTCGGCAACCTGCTCGGCGTGATCCGCCCACACTCGCCACACGCTGATACAAAACCCGTCCGCGTTCTCCGAGCTGCCGTACGCCGGATCCGCGCCGATGACGTAAAACCCGTGTTTTTCAGGGTTTTTCCACACCTTGAGTGTCGCGTTCTTGGCGTTCGACGGGACAATCTGCGTCTCGATGAAGTTGTCCTTGAACGTGAGCCGGAAATACTCCGGCGCCTTCACCTTCGCGACTTCCTGGTACAGCCGCGACAGCTCGACGGGATTGAAGAACTGGCTGCCGCTCGACTGGAACGCCTGCGTCTCGGTCCACGGATATTCCTGAAGCCTCAGCGACTCGTCGGTTTGCTGCTCGGCGGCCAGCCAGCGCCACCAGGCGATTTGTTCGTCGACAATCTCGACGCCGTATAATTGTTTGACTTCGCGGGACCACTCGCGCTCCTGCGCGGTCAGCCTGAAGTCGGAGCCTGCGTACACTTTGAACAGCGGCAGGTCGCGCGAGATCCGGTACATCTCGTTGGCCCACCACGACACGAAGATGCACTTGGTGCTCGCCGCCGACTGGGCTTCGTCCCACTGGTCATAGAACAAATTCTCGAAGCCGCGGGCCGTGCTTTCCCAGTTGTACAGCCGGTTTGGATTTCGCTGGGCGAGCGCGGCCTTCAGCGCGGCGAACGCTTCCCGGTCTCCCCAGCTCGACATCTCGGTGGCGTGCAGGAAGCTCGGCGAAGAGGAACGCCCAAGTGCGCCTTTACCGCTCTTTTTAGTTCCGGCAACACGGTAGAGAAGCTTTGTCCCGGTTCCAAGTACAAGCTGGTTTCGATTGTGGTCTTTGATTGGCCGCTTCCAATCGTCAGGTAGACCGGAGTAGTACATCTCGAGTTGAGACCTGAATTGGTCACGGGCGGTGTCCTCGTGTACGACGAGCATGCCGGTCATGCCCCGGTTCCTGAACAACCAGAACAAATCGAGCGCGAGCATGATGGTCGAGATGCCGGCTTGTCGGCACTTCAGTGTGACGAAGTCGTGGACCCCTTCCTCGAGGCCCTCGACAATTCGCTGGAGCACCCACTTCTGGGTACCGAGCAGGGAGTCACCCAGGCGGATGACCCCTCGCTCCTTGGAATCAATTCTCAGAGCTCGCGTGAACTCCAGGAATTGACCGAGTGGAAACTTCACTCGTGCTGGAACGGTGCGGGAGTCGACGCGGGCGCGGGAGCCGGGTCGTCCTTCAGGACGATCTCCGTGTCCACCTCGACAGCGGGCTGGCCCTCGGCCTCGGCGTTGGCCTTGCGGCGTTCGGCATCCAGGTGCCGCGCGGCGAGTACCGCCAGGTGTTCCTCATTCCCCTCGAACAGCGCCTCGCCGTGGCGCAGGTGATGCTTTACGTCATTCCAAGTGAACATGGTTATCTCCCCATCTAAACCCCCCGGCCGATGGTGCCCGTGTTCAGTGGCCGTTATTCGTTACGGCCAAACGCTGGCACTAATTTTCTCCAGCCGCCACCGCAGTTTCCCCCGTAGCACGGGCGAGGATTGCGGCTCCTACTCGAGTCCGTGGATCCTACACCGTCACGGCGTCACCGGCCGAACCGAGATGGTCGCCGAGGTGACCTGGAAATTCCCGACGTTGCCGTCGAACAAATGCCCGAACGCCGACACCTCGATGCGCGCCTCGTCCTGGAAATGCTCGATGCCGGCCAGGATGTACTCGGCCACGGGCGCCGGCAGCCGGTTGTTGGTGAGGTGCTGATTCACCTCGGACTTCTTGCTCGTGAAACTGACACTGAACGACATGGCTCAATCCTCCTGGGTTTGTTTCCTGTTGGCTCGATTTCCACCGCGTTTACCGGCCACGCGCGCCAGCACCCGATTGGTCGTGAACGTCCGTTTGTCGCCGGGCACGGCCTTGCCGCCGAGCGCGGCGACCTCGCGCCGGCGCTCGGGCGTCATCGCGGCGAACCCGCGCAGCCCGCGCTTGGGCTTGACCGGCTCGTCACTCACCAGCGCTTCTCTTTCTGGCGGTAGTACGGTTTCTCAGGCGCGCGCGGACGCCTGCGGTAGGCGTCTTTATCCATTCTGTATTCCCACTGGTCGGGATTCGGCGGCAGCTCGCCAACGTAGTACCGCTTGAGCATCTCACGCGCGCTGACCCACTCACCCTCATCCTCCGGGTTTTTCTGGCGGGTATCGGGTTCCGGGGCCGATTCCCGCGAAGAAAAATTTCCGGTTGCGGTCACCCGGACGGCGTTGGGCCGCGGCTCGCAGTCCATCGAGTATTGGGCGATGTGCCGATGGATGAGCCCGATGATCTGGTCCGCTTCGTCGAGGTCCGCGATAGCGTTCCGGGCGTTCCTCAGGTTCGACTCGAACACGCCCTCGAACAGATCCCCGCCCTTGACGCGCTTCTGGATCTTCTCGACCGAGGCCATCGAGGTTTGCAGCTCGCTGCGTTTCTTGTAGTTTTCTTTGAGGCGATTATCGAGCGCCTCGCGGACCTTCTTGAACAAATCCGTGAACGGCAGTTCCGCGTCCGGCACCGAGCCCATGCACGTCGCGAACACCTGCATCATGACCGCGTTGGCCTTCTGCTCGAGCGACATGGACGGCCCCGAGGCGAACCCGGTCTCGTCGTACTTCCTGCGCTTGTCGGGGCTGCCGAGCACCTGGTACGCCACGTTGAGCTGACTCATTCGTTCGGGATCCCCGCCATCGCGATCCGGATGGCGCAGCGACGACAGGCGCCGGTACGCCGCCTTGATCTCTTCCGGGCTCGCCGAGCGGGCGACCCCGAGCACGTCGTACAGCGTCTCCTCAGGCATCGCCGAGCTTCCGGTCGACCAGTCGGAACCGGATCGTCCCGTCCGGCATGCCCGTGACCATGAGCCCCTTGCCGGCGAGCTTGCTCGCCTGCTCGCGCGTGATGGACACGTCCCCGCCGAAGCGCTCGATCAGCGCCCCCAGGAACACCGTCCAGTCCTGCACCGAGAACTCGTAGTTGCTCACGTCCTCGACCTCGCCGGTCACGTGCACGTCGGCATCGTCCGTCTCCCCGACCTTCATTGCAGGGTCTCCTTGCCGGCCGCAGCGGGTCCGGCCGCAGCGGGTCCGGCCGCAGCGGGACCGGCCGCAGCGGCTTCTTCCTTCGCCTGCACGTTGACCATGACCTCGAGGATGATCAGCGCCTTGAGCTGATCGAGCGCGGCGCAGAGCTTCGCGAGCGCCTGCGGCCCCTTGTCGTCATCGCACGCCTCGACGCACTCCCCGACCTCGAGCGCCGCGATGACGATGCCCATGATGGCGACCGCGGTGGGTCTTGCGCCTGCCTTGCTCTTCTCGGCCATGCCCGCCTCGAAGTCCTCGATCATCAGCCTCGTCAGTTCCTTCGCTCCCACTTTCATAACCGGTCCCTCGGGCTCAGCGGCCCTCGTAGCTCACCTATTCAAGCCCCAAGGGGCGAGCCCGAGGGGGTATCTCCGGACGGGTTCCCGGTGGAGGCCCGCTCGAGGGAGTCCGGCCGCGCGATGCACGACGCGCGACTGGCAAGGACTCGAGCGGTGGACACCGTGCCCGTGGGTTCCGTTATGCCTCACGGTTTCCTGGAGGGGGACGACCCTTTCGGGGACGACTCAAGCTTCCCGCATCTCTTGCAGATCGCTCCCAGCAGCGCGCGCCTGGGCATCGTCTCGCTCATCTGGTACATCCAGCCCGGGGCCATGCGGATCCCGCAGTCGGTGAGCGCGCTGTCCCCGATCCGGCCGTGCACCCGATGCGCGAGCCCGGGGTGCCGCTGGGGCTTCACGTAGCTAAACCGCCTGGCCTTCACTGTCTGCCCTCCTGCCTTCACTTGCTGCCCTTCCTC